GGGTATTCCTATAATAAAAAGAGAATTGTTATTCCCCCATTATTTGACAAACAAGCATTACTTGTATCATCGGGTATCTTCGGTCACGCAACCGCGTTTGCTACATTCCTATCAGTTGAAAAATTCGCGGGCAAAACTAAACTAACATGGTATGTACATTACTAATGATTATTGATATTATATAATCGTAGAGAGGAAGGAAAACCTCACAAACCAGAAAGGGAATTATGATGACTGTGTATCTCGAACGCCGTGCTATTAACCAGCTGAACCGCGATAGCATCTACGACACTGCCCGCTATCGCTATTTTATGGAGGAAGATTCCGTTGTCCGACTCCGTCGTGAATACCTCGACACAACGGTTGCTTTATCGAATAAAAGCAGTAGCAATCCGAACGGCTGGGAACAGGTCGAAATCCGTGTAAAGGGGGCGAAGAAGAATGTCTGATTTCCGTTTTGTCGCCGTGCAATATCTCCGTGCTCAAAATCTCACCCAAATAACAGATTTAGCACGCCGAAGTTACAAGGGGTTCAGCCCTGACGAACGTGAAGCACTACTTGCCATCGCACGGGTTATCACCCGCGAAATTATAGCAAGGCGGCAAGAAGCCCGCAGGAAGGGCGTGCATGATGAAACAGGCAAGACTAACGCATGACCAAATCGATGACTTGTACCGCAAGGGTTACACATTTACAAAATCTTACTATTATTGGACAGTGTGGGAGGACACAAATATAGTAAACCGCATAACTCGTGTAGAATTCATGGCGCGTTCAATCGCTGAGCCGCTCCGCGGAGTTGAACAAGTCCGAATCTATGAGAGGTGAGCATACATGGTCATTATAGCTATAATTCTATGGAAAGATGGTGAAATTACAATTAGTGATATGAGCGGCGAGGGCGATATTCCGAATGCTTTACAACTTTGTAAAGCCCTTGTAAGGCATGATGGTGACAGCCCACGTTATGTGGCGAAAGAAGTACAACTTATTACTATAAATGATGGTGAAATAAAGAGATTATATAAAGGGAGGAAGCCAGATGAATGCTAATTATGTGCTTATTCGGTACGATGCCGAAGGAAGAGAAATCGAAAGGAATGACGAAAGCGGTATCAAATGGTTTGAATTTTATTCGCGCACATTCGCGATGAGGTCAATGGAAATCGCTACAAGCATTTCTAAGGGTACTCAGTGCGCAAAGCTCTATCGTCGCCGGCGTTCCGGTGGGTATCGCTGGGTTGCAACCCGTTTTCGTGGGGGCGCGCATCTAACTGCATGGGGTGAATAAAAGGGAGGGCAATGCCCTCCCTTTATTGTTACACACCGACCGCAATCCAGTCTACGGCGAACTGCTCATGCGTCGATGTACCGGAAAGCCTGATTTTTGCTGAACTTGTAGTTTTTGCAAAAATCAACTGACTGCGTGTTACACTATCCGCAACCGCCCCCGTGTTTGCATAAGTCGCAACCACGGTCGGAATTTCGGTAAATCCTGCCGACTGATAATCAATAATGGCGTCTTGGTCTTGGTATGCCAGAACGTTGCCCCTCGCAATTTTTGGCATATTCTGGAATTTGGCAATAGCTGTTTCCAACTCTGACAAACGGGAATTGATAGAAGCCTTGTCTGTGGGGTAGTCCGAAGTACCATTGATAGCGGAACGATTATTCCAGCTCCAATTATAGGCAGGATTGATTTTGAGAGCCATTGGGACATTTTCCGACCAAATACCGATTGTATCCCAGAGGGTGTTATATTTCGATTCTGCGGGTCTCGTGCCGATTTTTTCCAGTGCAGAAGAAGCAGTAGAAGCAGCCGTTGTTGCGGTTGCCTTGGCAATTGCGGCATTATTGTCGGCTGTCTCCGCCTTGGTGAACGCTTCCTGCACGTTAGCCTCAACGTTACCCAATTCCGTTGCAAGCTGGTCAGTTTTTTCATCCACATATGATGTAGTTGCATACTGTTCCCCGCTGTCAGTTCCCGCCACAAATACAAACGTTCGCACGCGGACTCGCATATATTCGAGCGTCGTTTCTCCCTTGCAGTCAGCTTCCACTTCGTACGAATTATATTTTGCGTCAGCTGTACTAATAATAGGCGAACAGAGCAGAATGATATTATCAGAAGTTCCAACATCAGTAGCAACGGAGGTTTCACGTTCTGCAATAGCAAAGTCAAATTCCGGCACGGTTTCCGGAGGCTTGAAGCGCGTACCTCTTGCCGTTTTTGCCGGAATGGAGATAATCGCTTTGCTGTTCTGTTTTACAAGCGAACCGGGTTTCAGCGCCCCTTCAATCGTATTCAAGCGTGCCTGAATTGTGCCCTTGGTAATATCATACACGCCATCAGTTCCCGCGATAGAACGACGATTTTCTTTGCCCTCCTTCTGAACTTGAAGCAACTTACTGCCGATTGCCTGTGTAGCATCGTATTCACCGATTGTGCACCAAATGCTGCCAAAATTAGGCACAGAGGGCTTTACGCCAATATTTTTTTCAGCTTCCAACATTCGCCCGTTTAGGCCGCTAATGCTTGTCGTATGCGCTGTAATCTGATTTTGGAGCGCTTGGTCTTCGGTTGTTCGCGCGGAACGTTCGCCGCTGATTTTTTCGTCAAGCGCCGCATCCTGTTCGTCCACGTATTCTTTGCTTACATTACCGCTATTTTCCAGCGTGTCCACTCTTCCATCAAGTTCTTTGATTGACTTATAAGCCCAATCAAGATTCTGTTCGTGGAAATTCGTAAACGGGAATTGTTCCCAAATACCCATATATTTGCACCTCCTATTAATACACCCAAATTAAAAACCGCTTCTGAAAATCCCGAATAACCGCATCATAGAAGTTGAACATTGCAACACGCCGTTCGCTTTCAATCATTTCTTGCGTAGTGGTTACACCGATGTTACCATGCGCCCGCCCTTTTCGAGTTCCTGCGCTTGTGCCTGTCCCGGCACTATCGCTTGTATCCGCACTTGTGCTTGCGCTGGTGCTTGCGCTATTGTCCGCCGGGTTTTGTAAATCATTGTAACCGTAAACCTGTTCTTTTGTTGAGCCACTGGAAGTGTTATTTGCGGAATTTGTATAGTGTGAAGTGTTTGTGGTGCTGTCCTCCCATTCTTCCATTCTATCATAATTTTCTATTGGATTATATTCCGCCGTTAGTGTTGCGGCAAAGTGTTCCCAAGTATATTGCGAAATTTTTGACCATACCCGAATTAGCGATTTAAGTAAAGGCGGCGACGAATAAAGAACAGGCAATTCTCCGCACTGCATCAATAGCGAATCAATGAAATCTTGTACAGATATATTAGAAGGAAATTCCACGCCGTCAAAGATGGAAGGGTCAAAATTATACATTGTCGCTAGCATCACACTCAATCTTGTCGCCTCCATTTTTGTTATGCTCAATCGGATAACGTCGCTCACAAGTGATTGTCACCCCGAACGCAGTCTGCACGTTGCGGATGCACTCCTGGATGGTGTCGAACCATTGCGCAACGATTGCGTCTGTTTCAACGTCGTTCCGTTCCGCTTCGGCTGTAATCAACCGCTCTTTTTTGTCAGTGTTACAAGTTGGAATCCCTACGCGGGTGTCAAATTCTGCTTCAATTTGTCTCATGTTGGAAAGAATTCTGTCCGCGATATAGTTTTGTCCTACGTTTTGCGCGAATGGCGCCCACGAGGGAGAACCGTCATCGTTAAAAAGGGCTTTATCCACCCATACAGCTAATTCTCCGGATGTTACCCTGTCCATCAATTCTTTGCCAGTTTGTGCAGCATTTTTAGAACCGCACGCGAACACATAGGAAAGTTTAGAATTCATAATGTTCATTGCAAGCGATTCGACGGATGTTGCAAGCAGGTCAGCGTAATAGTTAACAATGTCTAACGCGCCGTGATAATCGCGCTGCAACCGGAAAAGAACGCAATCCTTATCAATTTGCAAGCGCATCGGTGGCAAAAGGGGATTTGCAATCAAAACAGTTGTTGGTTGATAGAAAACATTGTATCCATACAATGCGCCAGCCTGCGGAATTACACCGTAACGCTTGCTGTTAAAAATCGCCACGCTCCCCCATGCGTACAAGCAACCGAGAAAATATGTATCGCTCCAACCTTCGGGCAAGCACCATTTGAATTGACTTGTCAACTTCTGGAATAAATAACGCTGGTAGTATTGGAAAAGCGCTGTGTTTTTTGTGTGGCAGGTAGAGGGCGAAATACTCGATTCGTATGCATTTATGCGGTTGTAATCAAAGGGTGGATTGTTAGCCATTAGATTCACCTTCTTCAATGAAAAATCCCGATGATAAATATTGCATCAGCAAAGCGATTTCCGGCTGCGAAGCAAGAACTACATCAATATCGGGGTGCTGAACTGTGGTAAACCCTGTAAGCGTTGAAAGTTTTAGCTTCTTGCAACATGGTGTTCCCAAATCTTCATTGTCAGAATTTACCACGTGGGCAAACCTCCAAAAGATGTGCGGTTGCACAATATAGCTTGACAAATTGCCGTTGTTTCCCTGCACACTTAAAACGCCATTAGCGGCATGTGCCGCCGTGCCGATTCCCGCAAACGTTGTTTCGCCTGAACCAATACCGGCAAGCGCTCCCTTGAAAGTGTTAGTTTGCGTCATCCCAACTAACGCTCCCGCTCCAGCGCCTAATACCGCAAGCGCTCCGCTTCCGCCAGTGCCGAGCGACCCAGCATTCGCGCCGGCTGCCGCTGAACCAATAACGTTTGTAACGTCAGAGATTGCGCCGCCTATCCAACTCGTTTGCGCAAGCTGTATATCTACACCAATTTGACATTCTGCATAATACAAGAGATTTTCGCCGGATGATATAGTTATACTCCCAATTCCCGATACACAGTCAACCCTAATTCCGATTCCAATAGATGTATTTTGTAGTTTTGTTGGGTCTAGTTGTATTACACCAAACGGTGGATAATATAGGTAGTAGGTAGAATATGGCGCGTATGCAAGCCATTTTCCACGCCCAATTTGAGGATGAACGCCAATATTATTTACAGTTATTCCCTTCGTGATAACGCCATCAGTAGCAAGCAATGATGCTGTTCTGCCTGTAAATTCCCATCCACAAATTGTTATGGATGAAACAACGCCCGACGTTGGCGGTTTTTCGGGAAACCATCGGCACGAAACTATATATTGAAAAGGATTTATAATCGCACGTTGCAATTCCGCCGAAATTTCACTGTCCGCAATTCCCATGTAAGAAAAATCTGTCAAAAGGGCATGCCGCAATGAAGCGAACTGTGCGTTAGACATCACATAATAGGCGATGCCCCCTACTGAATTTGTGGCGTTGTTTACAATACCCAGAACATAATAGCCAGATGTAAGAGTTGGCAACCCCCATCCTGTAACATCCGCCCCCCCGCTTGTAATTTTAGAAGTCACAGGGTAAAGGCTATCAACTATTGATAAATCGCCAGCACTTGCAGACCGCAAAATATACTGTGTAGATTCTTTAAGAGATTCCCAGTAAGTAGCAAGAACATCGCAGGAAAGTGTATAAATCACGCGGTTGCGGTCAAACATCACGTCGGTGACAAAATAATAACGATGGAAATCTGGAATGTATGCGTAATTGTAAGTTGCCGGGGAAAGTTGATGCTCCGGAAAAATTAGCGCAACTTGCGGCGCAAGAACGCTTGTTAAATCTTTGAGCGTGCATTCCGTCAAAAAAGATAGCTGCCCCTGTTCATTTTTGGTAGTTGGGCGCTTCGTTGAATTAATACGTTTACGAAACGCATACATTCGTATTTGCATTTTGTATCACCTCCATTTATTAGCCGCTTTGCAAATAAACCAGATAGGCAAGCTATTCAGATTGATTTTTTGTAATTTTTCATACCAATAATTAGCCCATTGAATACGATATTTGCTGGTTGCTTCCCAGTCCGTGATTGCGGGGCGCTCATAGCAGAGGCAAAAACTTTTTGTCAACTGCTCGACATCTGTGCTATCGGAAAAGTAAAAATCTTGGAAATCCGGGTATATTGTGCCGCCCTCCCACTGATAATTATGCTCCACCTCGTACATAATGCGCGCTATCTGGATACTGCCATTGTACCAACAATCAAGCCCAGCATATGCCCCATTTGTTCCAAATATTTCAAGCGCCCAATCTATATATTTATCTGCTCCTGTCCACTGTACAAGCCCAAAACCATATTTCTTTTCCGTGTTCTGCTTGTAATTATTGGGGTCAGGGTTCGGCGCATGACCGCCTTGCCAAAGCGCCGGATTCAGCGTAGATTCGCGGCACATGTTACCGAGAATTGCGGATATTTGGGGGATTTTCCAACCATTTTTGTATAGCCCAGTAGCAATCAATACGCCGTTTGTCTCACTCTCGATTACATGATTTTGATAAACGAAATACGGCTCATCATATATGGAGTAATACCAATATTCAGGAAGTCGGAAAGGTTTGTACCAGTGCGGGTAGCGCGTGGCGGTAGAATCAACCGCCGGAATAATGTTATTTCCCGGTATTCTCAATCTTTCCGCCACGCGCCCACCTCCTTTAATTAGTCCATCAGAATTACAACGCCCTTTTCGGTGAAGTCAATTGCGTGTCGCTCGTTGTACTTCCAGAAAATGTTGTAATATTCGCCCTTCGCGTTCGGAGGCGTCACCCTCTGCCGCGTTAGAATCGGGCTGTACCCGAATGCGTCACGGTCACAAATAATTCCAAGAACATTGCCCTGATTTACGTCTGCCGTTGCAGTTGCAATAGTGCCGTCAGCCGCGAGATACTGCGGCTTTACTACATTGATTTTCTGAGGGTCGGTCATAATCTGCCAGTAATTGACATATTCAACATCGCCCGCCATACGCAAGAAATTATCGTGGAACGTATCTGCAAGCGCCATCATGTTAGTTTGGTGCATAAACATCGAATTCAGATAAACGCGCTGTGCGGACTTAGGGCTGTGCTGTAGGAATACGCCGTCTGCGCTATTGGTCTGGTACAAGCTGGAATATTCTGTCAGCATGTCAGACAGATTAGCAAGGCGCGAGAACGCCCACTGCGTAAACGCTTTATAGTTGGCTGGTTGCATAACGGTTGTAGCAGTCAATTCAAGCCCTGTAACTGTGTTGTACTCCGTCAGCAGATGAATAACATCGGCGTTCTGTGCAATCTTGCCAGCGGCAAACCCAGCTACGGTTGCACGCGCGGTTTCTTCGTGCGTCTTTTCGATTTTGTTATTCATATTCGTCAAAACCATCGAAATAAATGCACCGAAATCTTCTGCTGATTTAAACGCCGTGTTTAACTGCGTTTCAAAAATCGTTTTTTCGTACTCGTAGCTTTGCTGCCCGTAGAAGTTAAACTGTGCAACCTTCGGCTTGTGAATCGTGTATTGGTCTACGCTCTGCCCGTCGGTCAAATCGCAGTAAGGGTTGTCGGTCAGGTCGTCCGGGTCATCAATCGTCTTAATTTTCCTGACCCAATTTCCCCACTGGTCGCCGGGAATCCGCATACCCTCAAACTTCGCTTTGTATGGGCGGCTGGAAAAAATTGTTCGAGAAAGCATCTGCGAAATTGCATTCATTACAGGGTCAGCCCCTGTTTTCAACGCCTTCTGTCCGAGCGTTAACAACTGCTTAGTGTCAAGCGCGGCTGTATCCTGCCCGGTTGCATCTTGAAGCACTGCTTTCAGAAGAGTGCTAATCTTATCAATTGTCAAAGTGTTAGCCATTTACGACACCTCCATCAGTTCGGGCGGATAATTTCCGACAAAACATCCTCTGCAGTCAACGTCTTGCTATTGTCAACCTGTGCATTCTGCAAATTGCCCTTCTGTACAATTCCTGTAAGATTTGCAATCTGCTGGAAAACCTTGTCGAACTGTTCCTGTGTATTGTCCTTCACAGGTGCAGGCTCTGGCGCGGGAACGGGTGCAGGTGCTGGCGCGGGAACGGGTGCAGGTGCTGGCGCGGGAACGGGTGCAGGTGCTCCAATCTGCATCAGCTTTCCAATCTGTTCAGCGGTGAAGCCAGCTTTTGCTAGCGTCAAAATGTCGGATACATTCATTATTTGTTACCTCCATATTTATTTACAAGTGTTACAAGTTCACCGTATAGGTTTGAATATAGTTCGTTCGCATCCTGCACAGGCGTGCCGACAACCTCAGACGCATAGTATAGACAGTTAGCCTTTGCGTGATGCGTCCACCGCTTTCTATTGTTAATTTTGTCCATCTGAACGCCGCCCGTCGTAGAATGAATTACTTCACCGTTGCCGATGTAAATTCCAACATGAGCGGCATTCACACCATCGGTATAGCGCTTTGGTTCATTACCGTCATGCTTGATAGTAAATACCCATTCGCCAACATCGATGTTATCAAAATTTTCAGATTTGTCATGTACGGCGTTGCGCCACATATCATTCGAGCCGCGCCAGTTTTTGGAGATTCCCGCATATTTTTTCAAGCAAAATTCGACGAACGCCTGGCAATCAAGGGATGCGTACGGAATACCAATTAGATTATTCCTGTCTGCGCTGATTTTTTCAGCCCATTCTACCGCAATCAATTTCCATCACCGCCCAACTTATCAATGAGGTGCTGCATTGCAATCGTATTATTATTGATAGCATCCTTTAATTCCGTTGTTTCTAAGCGGTGCTGTTCCCGCTCCTTATTCAAGAAATAGAAAAGTGCGCAAGTACAAGCAATCGGAAACCCTAAGTTTGTGATTAGCGTAACAATATCGGAAATTTCCATATTCCCCCCCTGTCCCCCCGAAAACAAAATGGCAATAGGGGTCGAGGCATACGACTATGCCATGCTCACCCTTCCGGGGTTGTCGTTCGAGCTTCCCTATTGCCATAATCAATGTATCATAATTTTTAAATTTTGTCAAGACTTATTTAACTATCCCAAAATATTGACAGAAAACAATTTCGCAAGCCGGAGATTCGCAATAAATTTTCCGGTCAATATATGCTAGCATCAGATAACGATATAGAGTGCGGAAACGTAAACAATCGTTTTCCGTTGTGCTGTATATCGGGCGCGTTCCCTGCCCGTGCGGGCTAATATAATACGTTCGATTGCTCTTGTGCCGATATATTGTAATTTCCCCGCACGTTACAATAGGCGTATACTCTTTGAGGTTCGCGCTCATGGTTTGTAATACTGGTTTATCCAAAAATCGGTTTTCAAGCGACATGTCTTTTATTTTATTATCCTTTAGAAGCCGATAAAGCGCGGTTTCTCCCTTCCTCCGGCTTATGGGACTATTGCGCAGGTTTATCAGATATAATCCGCGTTCGCCATCTTTATATTCCTGCGTATCATTCTCTGCCATCTTATAAGCAATCGTAATAATCCCTAAACTTTGGAAAATCGAATTTACAATGCTGTTGCTATTGGCAAGGCATAAACACTTCACAGGGGGCTTCCCTTGTAGCTCCCTATTTCTATTTATTGTTTCATATGCGTTAAAAAATGCATCCCCTTCATTTTTGATTCTGCGCTCATGCGATTCGGGGATAAATTCATCAAATATAATAATTTCAATGTCATGAGCTGAAAACCCCCGAATATTTGATACACCGGACAACGCCATAACATACCCGGCGGGGCTGCTTTCCTCGTTGATATATACAGCTGTTGCTTCTTTGGAAACCTTATCCATTTCGAGAGACAAGGACATATCATCGCAAACGGGCGCAAAAGGTGACATTTCAGGCGCGCTAATAACATCCGCTTGCAGTTTTGTCCGTCTCATATAGATAAATTTCATTTTATGTTCAATTACATATTTAAGAGCGCCGTAAGTTTTTCCCGTACCTCTTGCGCCCGTCATGAGAATAAATGGATATTTTTGTTCTATAATTCGCGCCATGTCAACATAGCCATTTTCCAAAAATAGGTTATTCATACGCCCTCCATAAAATAAAGGCAGGGTTACTAGCCCTGCCCTTTATACATCACTCGAAAATCAACTCGCAGGAAGTATAGTTACGGTTGTTCTTACTCCGAATCTGTGTAATCTGCATCTTGAAGCCAACGTCGTCCATTCCTGCCGTTCCCAGATAATCAACAATAGCAAGAAGCCGCTCGCTGAACGCTCTGCCATTCGTGATGTATGGCACCCCATCTACAATAATTCCGCAACGAGGCTTAAACTCTCCGTTGCTGTCAACCGTTTCTGCCACCGCCCATGCATCGACACGAACGATTTTCGTCATCAGCTCTGACATCGTATGCCCTTCGCGGGAAAGCGCCAGCTTGTACAGTTCCGCCGGGGAAATGCCATGATTAGTCTTCGTGTTACTCATGATGAAGCCCTCCTAAATATTTGTTCGGCGGTTATCGCCTAATAAGATTATAGCACAGATTACGGTCAGCGTCAACACTTATATAAATGTTCTGCAACGCTTCGAGCAAGTCAGCATATTTGTAAGTAATTCCCACCGCATAGGTTGAAGGTCGCAAGCATACGTTTCTTGTTATGTGCAACTCGCGCCCATCAATGCTAATTGTCTTCGATACATGGTCGTTGTAAACGCTTTCAAGCCCCCCGGCTTTTCGGAAAACGAAACCTGGCGCGAATTTTATAAGCCCCCCGGCTTCTTCCAGTTCATCAGCGCCACCCCACTCCACTATACCACCAGCAGCGTTTTTACTGGATTTTTTGCGTACGCCCGCGATAGTTATATCTATATGCCCCTTTTCATCTTGTGAAGCATATTTTTTCGCCCCCCATGTTAAAAACTGATAATATTCGCCCTCTCTTTCTGCCACCCCCATATAGTGCAATGTTCCGTGGGGGTCTGCGGCACACGCTCCATGAGCAAGGGATGCTGTTTTGCATCTGTTATTATATGATTCATAACTAATTGATTCTGATTTTATATATTTACAGCTATCCGTATCGGCATAAACAAAATTATTCCCTGCAATCTTTATCATTTCTTCCAACTCAAGCCTTGCGTACGCTGTAACCCATACGCCCCATTGATATGGCATGAATGATTTTTTAATATTTTTGATTACGTCTGTTTCCTGCTGAATGTATTCTACGCCGTCGAATATAATATCATCTTTGCCGGGGTCTGTGGCTGTCATACCGTACAAACTATTTAACAAATTCTTACTTTTCATGTATTCATATTCACTCCCGGCGATTCCTTTAAGTGAAGTTTTGTTTGTATAATAGCGTTTTATACAATCCGTAAACGGTTTTGGCAAATAGTCCTTCTCTGCCGTGTATATATCGGTAAAATCAAATTCGCCATCATATTCTTCTAGAATTATCTGCATATCTACTTCTGTTACTTCAATCGTCAGCGCATCCGCTTCAAGAACACGTCCGTTATCTTCCACAGGATTTATAAGCATTTGGCATTTGCTAACAGGGATATAAGGACACCCCCACAACGGATTTCGCAAAGTCGCCCCAGTTATTGACATAGTGCAAAGAATTGCAAGCCCGGATGCCAATGCGCGCCTAATAGTTGCTATTCCGTCAGGACATTTTTTGAATGGTTTCATTGGGAACTTCTGGTTCAGCATTACATCAGGATAACTTGACGAACGGTCGACGGATTCTACCCCCGATAATACCTTCCCAACGAAATAGCGGTTCGCGTGCGTGTTCCCACCTCGAAACGCTTTGCGAAGTTTTCTGTAAATTTCTTCTGTGGGTTTAAGCGCTCCAAGTGGTGTTTGGCTTAACGCTTGTTTTGCATCCCGGCGAACGTATCCCGTAGACGTGCGCGGAACTGAATAGAGAGTATCACCATCTTGCGAAATCTTCTTTTCGGCAGCTTCAAGCAACCCGATAACGTCATTTTGGCAATATTCAATCTCCGCTTCTGACAGTTCTGTCCACGGATAGCGGACTTTAGAATAGTCAAATTCAGCGCCTGACTTCTTCATATGTTGGACATTCATTTCCTTTAGAAATTTTGAAAGCGTTTTATTTGTCCAAATATAGGAGCAGCGATATTCGATTCTTCCACAAGTCGCGGACAGTATTTTTCGGGATTTAAGACACTTAACATCGGAAAATTCGTAAAGCCCGGCAAGGAATTGGAACTCATAGGAAAGATTGTGAACAAAACAAATTATTGTAATTCCGCCCAGTCGCGCATTTATTGCTTCCTGTAATGCAGTCCATTCTTCCCACGTTCTCCCATATGTGATATAGTATTCTCCCTCCACACATAGCCCGCATTGCCAAATGTACATTACAGCATTATCATCTTCAAGGCGTGTTGTCTCAATGTCAAACGCCATCAGCGCATTAGCGTATACGATTTTAGCCCGTGGATTATCAGGCGTTAATGCTGTTATTTTTTGGATTCCATCATATACGCTGAGCATTTCCTAAATCTTCCCCTCTCTTTTTGCTTTTTCCAACATTGCACGAACGGTCGAACCGCTTACAAATTCACCCGCTTTAAGACGTTCTTTGTATCGCGCCCGTGCTTTGTCCGCTTGACGCTCCCAGTAATCCCACCGCTTTAGCAAGTCCTCCCAGTCCGATTTGGCGAATTTCCGCTTAACTCTGCTAGTCCCTTCCTGCGACACATCCACAATATCTTGCAGAACATAATAATATTGTGCTTCCTTATTCGCATCGGCATAAACAGCGAAAAATTTTCTGAATTGCAGAAAATCCTCATATGTGAATGTTTCTTCAGTAAACCATCCACGCTGTAAAAGCGTTTCATATTCGCGTTTCCACTGGTTTTGTTGTGTAACAAATAACTGTTGTGGTGTTTTTGTCCCGCTGACAACTTTCCACATGGCACGAATCTGCCTAACGCCTTCCTCCACCGTCCGCACGGTTGAGGGTTTATCCCAATAATGGCGCTCATACTGTTTAATGCTTTCATACTCGAGGCCCTTCTTCTTCGCCGCCTTAAAGCGCTTATCCATTAGGTCGATTAACGACTTCATCTCTTTTTTAACATCTTTTAGCGTCAAACCGGCTTTAGGAATTTTTGTACCTACATATACAGCCGTTGGAAGGGGGCGATTTTCAAGTGCCGTACTTTGCGCGAATCGTTTATTCCATCGTGCCATTCTTTATTAGCCCCCTTCTCATCAATTCGTTGTAAACGGTTTTAATACAGAGCCGAGCTGTTTTTGATAGATTGTCCATTCTCGTAATGTCGCAAATTTCTTTTAGTCGCTTCAAATCTTCGGGATACATGGATAACGATATAACCTTATATCTACGAACTCTATTATTCACTGTTGCAACCCCCATGTAACAAGGATTACAAGCATGACTGCCGTTAGCAACATTTCGTTTCACCTCCGGTTATTGTCTCCAAACGTAACGGGTTAAATTGTAATAACGGGCAAGCGGTTCAACTCGTTCATAGAAAGTAACATGCCCGCTCTTTCTTTTAACCTTGTACGGAAATAGCTTTATGTCCGTGCCATTATACCGCCCTGCCAATCCGTAAATGATTTTGCCACCCTCAACGTAGTAGCGAAACCCGTGCTGTGTGGTGTGCCAACCTTCGCGATTGATAATTGATTTATTCATGTGCAACTTCCCTTCTCCCCGTCAAGCCGTTAGGCCAGCTGTGCATCAGTGAAACAAACTCATTCGAGAAATGAACCTATGCATCTTCTGTTCACATAATCTCAAATGGTGGTATTCGTCAATGGAAATTTTGTCATTTATCATTGCCTTACGAACAGCTTCACAGGATTCTAAAAACTCGTTAAAGTCAGACGCTGTGAACAGCTTAACTCGAAGATACGCAAACATTGCATTCCCTTTCTGGTTTGTGAGGTTTTCCTTCCTCTCTACGATTATATAATATCAATAATCATTAGTAATGTACATACCATGTTAGTTTAGTTTTGCCCGCGAATTTTTCAACTGATAGGAATGTAGCAAACGCGGTTGCGTGACCGAAGATACCCGATGATACAAGTAATGCTTGTTTGTCAAATAATGGGGGAATAACAATTCTCTTTTTATTATAGGAATACCC